GCTCAATAATAGTGACGGGATACCTCCTTTTCCACTACCAGTTGCTCCAGCCACAATCAAAAATATAGGTTTATCAACGGGTATAGGTATTTGTCCACCCACCCCACCCATTAAAATATTTATATAATTTCTTAATATAGTTTTACCCAATTTACCATTTATAGCTACTTTTCTTCCCGTTATAGGATTTGTTATTTGTGAATACATTTATATATATATATATAATATTTGATACAAATAATATTTTCGAATCGTATAAATAAAAAATTAACAGGATTCCAAACCTACCTATAAAATTTATAAAATAATTATAATAATGTAAATTATTTTTATATAATAATTCTATATTTAAATTTTGATATTATACTTTAACCCTCAATATTTTTAAACCATATATCTTAAAAACTACAAACATTAAAATATAACCGACGCAATAATCAAATAATTTATTAATAGTGTGTTTAATAGAATTCCCTGATTTAATTTTTAATATATCTAAAAAAAATCTTACATTAAAAAATAATTGAATTCCTTGATAAAACAGTATCAATATTATTAACAATTTTAATAATTTTTGGTAGAAGTTTTGTTTTTTTGATAATGTATATAGAACAAATATTATCCCCCCCAATACTATATGTGATAATCGATGAAGTATATTATAATGATAATTTGTGTTAAATAGCATTATAATAATATTATATATTAAAATTCACTCTCAAAGTTCATTTCCCCTATATCATCCTCGTCGGACACCTTTACATTTGCCAAACTATATTCCCCGACACGCTTTTCAAAAAAGTTGGTTTTATTCTCCATTGAAATTAACTGCATAAAGTCAAAGGGATTTTTACTATTAAATATTTTTTTATAACCGAGTTGATATACAATTCGGTCGGAGACATATTCGATGTATTGATTCATTAAAGTAGTATTCATACCAATCATCGCGCACGAAATTGAATCGCTTATAAATGACTTTTCTATAGCGACGGCCTCTTTTACAATTTCATATATTCTCTCTGTTGAAAGTTTATGTTGAAGTTTAGAATAAAGGAGAACAGCAAAATCGGTATGCATTCCTTCATCTCTACTAATAAGTTCATTACTAAACGTTAATCCAGGCATAAGTCCTCGTTTCTTTAACCAAAATATAGCACAGAAGGAACCAGAAAAGAATATTCCCTCTACAACAGCGAATGCCACAAGACGTTCGGCATAACTACTTTCGCGTGAAAACCATTTTAATGCCCAATTAGCCTTTTCTTGGATACATGGAATTTCGGTAATAGCATTAAATAATTTATCCTTTTCATGGCGGTCTGTAATAAATTTTTCAATAAGAAGTGAATAAACTTCGGCGTGGATATTTTCTATGGCTATCTGGAATCCATAAAAACAACGGACTTCTGGAATTTGTATTTCCGTTGAAAAATTTTCTAATAGATTTTCTCCGACAATTCCATCAGATCCGGCGAAAAATGCTAAAATATTTTTAATAAAACATTTCTCCGAATCTGTTAATTTATTATCCCAATCATTTTTATCCTTAGATAAATCCATCTCTTCCGCCGTCCAAAAACTTGCCTCCGCCTTTTTATACATTTTCCAAATATCCTCATGTTTTATAGGGAATAGAGTGAATCGGTTGTTTTGAGGTGCGAGCAAAGGTTCCATCTTAGAATTCTCCATTTTAATATAATAACTCAATATAATATTTTTAATATCAAAATTTTAATAAATTAATATCAAAATTTTAATAAAGTTATATTAAATTTAATCCGTTAGTAAATATTAAATATAAAAAATATTTTATTATAGTAATATGAAAAAGTTTATTTTTGATTTAGATTGGACATTATATAATAAGCGTGATAATATTAATGAATCTACGCATGAAACATATTATAATTCTTTTAAACTAAAAATATTTTTGAGGGAACTTTTGAGAGAATTAAACGAAGAAGTATATATATTTACCAATGGCAACACGTCACATGCTATAGAGGTTATTGGTAAACTAGGTTTAAAAGAATTTTTTCCACCTGAGAAAATTATTACACGGGATGATATCCAATATTTAAAACCACACCCGGAGGGATACGGTAAAGTTACCGATAAATTCAAAATATATCACGGGGACGAGGTCTTTTTTTTTGAAGATACATATGTGAATCTCATAACGGCTAAAAATTTCGGTTGGAAAACTATATTAGTAGGGAGTAATAAATTTAACTATAATAATGTTGATTTTATATTTCCGCACATTGAGGAGGCACTCTTATTTTTTATAGTAACAAAAAAATTTCAAAGTAACTGTTTTAGTGTAGAAAATTCAAAATAAAACTTATTATAAATACTATTATAATAATGTTAAAAAACTTTAAATAATACATTGTGACGCATCAGTTCCTTTATACCTTGAGCAAATTTCTTTAATTTTTAATGAAGATTGTAATTCTAAAATAGTTCCATTTATTTTAGATAATAACTGGTAATTTTTCTTAGAAACCGCGTATTGAACATCGTCATAACCAAAGACATGAGAGTCTATCATAATATCCGAATTGTTTTTCTCTATTTCAGTCATACGCTCATAATCTAATATAAAACCGTCATAGGTGTTAATATTTTCTCTGTAATATTTTAACAATCCGTCAATATCTTTATCAATATACGATACTTTTGCTCCGGAACTTTGAACTATCCGAGCCACGGCGGTCCCCTTTATTGTTAATAAATTAACATTTTCTAAACCTTTTTGTTCTACTATAGATCCGCTATCAAAATTTATCATATCCCCAATAGTCATTGCTTGGAAATAAATTGTAGAAAAATACGATATGACCATAATTACCAAAACTATGATTAAACTAATAGCGGTTAAATTAGTTCTCTCGACAACACCCCCCATTTCACCAAACATAGAAGCGACTGTACTAATAAGTGGTTTCCTCCAACCATTCATTAATTTGTCACCCATTTCATTTTCTATAAAGGTTCTGTCCGGATCTACCCACCAAAGAATCAATCCTAATATAATTCCTACTATAACTAATACTATTAGCGGGATAGAAATATTTTTTAAGAATCTTATTAAGAATTTAAGGGGTTTGAAAATTTTTTTTCTTGATAAACCAATTTTATTAAGTTTAATCGGGTTAGTAAAATTTACATACTTATACCTATAGGCACTATTTGAGATATCGCCAATTATAACATCGTATTTATCCCCATTATCTTTTAATATTTTAGCATAATTAGCACCTTCTAACACGGTATAATCGCAATCTAAATTATTTTTTTTTGCTATAAGTGCCCAAATATCAAAGAAGAATCCCGAAAAATGATATTTATTGTTGCCTATTTTAGTTTTATAAATATATGGTGCCGCAACTATAACACCCACTTTAATTTTTTGAAATGACATCTATAATTAATTGAGATAATAATAATATATTAATTGTAGTTATATATTATGAAATTATTCTGTTTATACGGTGCCAGCATTCATATTATAATTGATAAAAAATGTTATATTACACTATAATGGTAATAATACATCTGAACAGAGTCAAATATTTTTTAATGCTTTAGTTTAATCAACTTCCTCAATATTCGGTTCTGGTTCGGACGCACTCGTTTGTGAGTCCATTTCGCCCATATCACCAGGCATGCCCGCTCCTCCTCCACCCCCCATATTCTTCATTAATTCCTCCATTTGAGCCTTCTGTTCTGGTGTCATATTGGATGGGTCGGGCATTCCGCCAGGCATTCCGCCAGGCATTCCACCGGGCATGTCACCGCCACCCAATTTACTCATAATAGGGGCGACGATATTGCTTATTTCAGTGTATTTAGTGTCATATTCCTCTGCCTCTAGAGTTTGATTTTCCTCAAGCCACTTAATATTTTCAGCAACGGTATCACTTAAAAGCGTTTTGTCTTCGTCTGAAAATTTATCGGCAAGTTTCGGATCGTCTGCTGAATTTTTAATACTATAGAGGTAATTTTCTATTTTACTTTTAGATTCAATGCGTTTTTTAATCTTTTCATCTTCCTCCTTGTTTTCCTCGGCCTCTTTTACCATTCTTGCGATTTCGCTCGCCGAAAGCCTATTACCGTCATTACTAATACAAATATGATTATCTTTACCTGTAGACGTCTCCTTTGCCGTCACATTTAATATTCCATCCGCATCAATATCGTATGTTACTACAATTTGAGGAATTCCTCGGGGCATAGGCGGGAGACCGTTTAACATAAACTTGCCTAAATGGTTATTATCCTTTGTCAAGGCGCGCTCACCCTCATAAACCTGAATCAACACCCCTGGTTGATTATCGGCGTAAGTTGAAAAAGTCTGTTCCTTTTTAGTCGGTTTGGTTGTATTTCTAGGAATTAAGGTGGTCATTACTCCTCCCGCAGTTTCTAATCCCAAGGACAGTGGTACTACATCTAAAAGAACTACATCGTTAATGGCTTCATCCTTTACACCAGATAGAATGGCCGCTTGGACCGTCGCCCCATAGGCAACTGCTTCATCTGGATTAATATCGTCACAAAGTTTTTTCCCATTGAAAAATGCACTTAATAGTTCTCTGATTTTAGGAATACGCGTTGACCCCCCTACTAAAACAATTTCATCAATTGATTTCTTTGAAATTTTAGCATCCCTTATTACACGTTCAACGGGGTCAAGAGTTTTCTTAAACAAATGCATATTAATTTCCTCAAATTTAGCGCGAGAAATAGTTGAATTGAAATCTATTCCGTCATAAAGAGAGTCAATTTCAATAAACGCTTGTGTAGCGGATGACAATGTGCGTTTTGCTCGTTCGCACGCCGACCGTAATCGCCGGAGCGCCCGTGGTTCAGAACTCATATCTTTGCCGCGATTCTTTTTCTTAAATTCCTTAATAAAGTAACTTACCATATTGGAATCAAAATCCTCGCCACCAAGATGAGTATCACCCGCGGTTGCCGCCACTTCAAAAATTCCCTCATCAATAGATAAGAGGGATACATCAAATGTGCCACCCCCTAAATCAAAAATCAAAACACTCTTCTCCTCATCGGATGTATCACTTAATCCATAAGCAATAGCAGCGGCAGTAGGTTCGTTAATAATTCTCATTACGTTTAGACCCGCGATCTTACCCGCGTCTTTTGTAGAAGACCTTTGGGAATCATTAAAATATGCTGGGACTGTAATAACAGCGTTGTTAACCGTATCACCCAAATAACTCTCAGCAATCTCTTTCATTTTAATCAATACCATGCTGGAAATTTCTTCTGGTCTAAATATTTTCTCTTCCCCGTTACTAGTTACTTGAATAAGAGGTGACCCCCCTTTATTAACAACCTTGAAAGGCCATGTTTTCATATCTTTTTGAACCAACGCATCATTAAATTCCCGCCCAATGAGTCGTTTAGCATCAAAGATAGTATTTTCAGGATTTATGGTAACTTGACTTTTCGCCGAGTCCCCAATAAGTCTTTCACCCTCAGGTGAAAATGCCACATAAGATGGGGTAGTTCGTGACCCCATATCATTGGCAATAATCTCTACTTGTCCGTGTTGCCAACAACCAACACATGAATAAGTCGTACCCAAATCTATACCAACAGATAATCCTTCTACTTTAGACATTTTATAGATTTTATAATTGATTTATTTTTAAATAATTATTAATCAAATTAATTAATTTATACCCGTGTTGGTCTAAAGAACATATACGGTAAATAAATAAATTAGAAATAAGATATCCAATATGATAATGCCTACTAATATGATAGCACATAGTAATGCTAAAACTACTAAATTATTAACATTAAATATTTTACGGTAAATACAGGTTCTGTTACAAAGTTTATATTTCAATTTACATGTAGGACATTCAGAGTAATACGGCCAATATACATTAATTTTGTCCCATGTTTTAATACACTCCCTGTGGAATGATTTTTTACACTGGTTACACTTCCAAACTGGTTTGATAATTGCGTCTAAACAAATAGGGCATATATTGCGAATATCGGGCGATATTACGGTGTTCCCATCACTTATATGGATAATATCCATTTATATTAGAAATATATACTATGTTTAAGTAAATCTTTATTTAGTAGAAATCACTAAATAAGAATTATTAAATGTCCTGGAAATTTGATTAAAATAATTATTGTACATGAATAAGTACAAATATGAAAAATTATATTGTTCTGGATATAGAGACCAATGGGATTGGGTCATTTCGCCCTCCCACACAGACGCCAATTCAAGTATCATTCCAGCATATTGATTCTGCTGGCAATGTATTGATGGATTATTCCGAATTTATCAAAGGAGCGACTGAGATAAGATGGGGAGGGTCTATTGGGGAATGCCCATGGTCCGTAAATTTTGTAAATAATACAGGCGTTTCATTGAGTTCATGTATAAAAAAAATTAAAGAGTGTATAGACGGCGATACGGTCATAGTGGGGCATAATATAGATTTTGACGTGGGTGCTCTAATGAATTCATTTAGTAGTAAGACTATTTATTCTACTCCCCGATTTTGTACGATGCGTAGCACTACAGAATTCTGTAAAATCAAAAAAGTCGGATATGGGTCAAAATATGGCGGCTACAAATGGCCTAAACTAGAAGAGCTAGCTAATAGTCTACATATCGGCATTGAAAAAGAGAAGTTTCACGATTCTAAATATGATGTAGAAATTACGAAAAAATGTTTCACGGAGTTACTAAAAAAAGGGGTTATTAATGTGTAAATTTTGATAGACGCGTATTATTTAATATATTTTTTTACCTTAGGGTCTTTAGGATTTAATGTCTCGCAAGGCATGTTATTTACATATATTATAGTGTGCTCCTCAGTTAAAATATTATAAATAACATCAGCATCCCGATAAGCCTTTATAATGGTAGTCCCGTTTACCAATAATTTCGCCCGAACCAAATGGTTATCCATAATGATACCATGGTTTCTACTTATATATGTATCTTCATTGGGTATATTTTCACCAAGGGCATGTTTTTTTATAAAAATCATGTGGTCATCCGCATTTTTGACCTTGGTTATATACCGTATTTTATAATTATTTACGGTATTCCCCAATGTTAATTTATCAAACCGGATAAGTCCCTGGTCTGTTTTAACTTTAGTATCCCCCAGAAAACATATTGTGCTCCCATCCGTCCCGCTTTCTGCCGAACCAATAATTATATATACGTGACTTCCCGTACTCATAAAATTGACACGGTCTCCTGGGAATAATCTATCAAGGTCGGCTACATCCGCCCCGGCTTTATCGCCATTAGTAAAATCATCCCCCGATATTTCTATGCTATGCCTTGCTCCGGCCGACACATCTTCCACATACAGGATCTTTACTTCAAATGCCCCCTTATCCGGTACTACACCCGCGTTATACCTGCGAATAACCCAATCACCTGGTTTACTAAGAGTTGAATAAAAATTAGAGGGTACTATAGAGCCTGACGGATCAGATACAGTTGAATTGGGACGACCCACTACAATCTTTTCGCCATCGGCGTACGTGCCATTCAAAACAAGTTCACTCGCATCAAGTTCAATAGAATCTACCCCAGAAGATGATATAATTAAGTCCAAGGCTGTTTTCATACTTGATATTACCGTTTTTTTCTGAAGAACAGCAGCGGGGCCATCGGTTACTGCGCTATTCATAAGGGTTTTAATGGATGATAATGCTGCTTTTTGGGTAGTGCTAATACTCCTGCGTGCTAATTGTGTTTTCCCCTCTGCTTCTAACTCGGTGGAGGATGTGAACGTTTCTAAGGGTGCCCTAAATGTTTGCGTTTTTTCATTTAATTTTGTCGCTATGGCTATAATCGCCTGCGCGTCATCGTCAGCTAAACCT